CTATATCATCGCCACAGAAGCCACAGAAGCGCCTACAGGGCGTTAAAAAAGACCCTGTGGGCAACAATACCGCACAGGGTCTTATAAGGGCACAGGGCTTATTCTATAAGGTGAAGCCGAAAAGCGCAAAAACAGAGAAAAAAAGAAAAAATCGCCAATTAAGACTTTTTAACAAAAATAATTTGGTGAGTTCAAAAAATCGCTGTATCTTTGCACCGTGATTCAGAAAATGAGTTATTAATTAAAATTAGGCAATATGGACACAAAGAAGAAAGAAGAAGCGCTCTTGATGTTGCTTCAAGTATTGGACAAAGCCTGTGACGATATGGAATATATCGCACAGGGCTTGAACACAGAACAAAAGAATCTGTTAAATGTAGTAAACGATACGGTTTTAGACGCAAAAACAGTGATTCAAGATGTTCTGATGCAAGATAAGAAAGATGACCTGTTGGTAAACAAGTTACAAAGTGAGTTTACACAGGTTCTTGACTTTTTATCAGAAAACAGACTGATGGTTAAGTTTATCGAACACAAAAGTAAGTACACCGATGAGTAAGAAAGAAAAGATTGAGGTGGCAGAATCCACCTTTGCAGTTGTCCTTTGGATGGCTATTTGCTTTACAGTTTTATGCGTCTTTGGCTCTTGCAAGACATCGCATGACGTTGAAGCAACAGGACGCACAGTTATAGTAACAACAGACACAACAGTGGTAAATCACAGTGGTTACATTAAAATTCAGAAGTGATGGAAGACAGAAACGACTATCAAGAAAACCTGTTTAACGCTTTGACAGCACTTAATGGTCTTTTGCAGACCAAGGAAATGTGCAACGACGACAAAGCCGTTATCAAGGTAAACAGATTCCGTAAATGGTTAATAGACCGAATTGAATCTGAAAAGGTAAGTGAGTAACAGTTTATAATAAGTTTAACATTTAAATTTTATCAATTATGTTTAGTTTTAGTAACAAATTCAACAAGGCTTCTTTTGGTATTGACACCAAAGACTACGAGTACATCAAATTAGCAGAAGTGGCAAAGGCTTCTTCACCGGATGAGATTCACCCTATCAATGGGTTGTACGTTCATAGTTCGGCTTTGGGTGATTCACCTGTAGTTATTGACATACATGCTAAGAAGTTGGTAAATATGCCGAAGCACATGGGTGAGACATTCCGTGAGATTCTAGCAGACACAGAAGCTGTACAAGCAATTAAGGACGGTAAGGTAGGTTATACAATCTATACTTACGAATCACACGCTAAGACCTGTTACGGTATCAACTTTGTTGATATTAAGTAGTATTGAAGTTTCACACACAGGGCGCACTTATTCTTTTAGGTGTGCCCTTTAATTTTAAGCAGCTATGGGTACAAATCCGATAGGCTTTAGTGGTAGAACGTTTTCGTTCAACAAAGCCGTAATTAAACAAAGAATTATCGAAGCTAAAATGAGTTCGCCCGAATACAAAGCCGAGATAAGAAGAATATTTCAACAGGCAAACAGACGTATTCAGAACATCGAATCAAAGGGTCTTGTTTCACCAGCCGTTATGGCGTTAAATAAGGGTGATATAAAAGGCTTCACTAAGTTCTCAATGCGCCACAATTGGGAAGACTTGAAAGCAGAGTATGCAAAGGCTGTGGGGTTCTTACGTCAACCTACGTCAACAGCAACAGGTGTGCGAGAGTACAACAGACATCTGATGGATGCCTACGACCTTACAGAAGACGAGTTTAATTTGATGGCTGACAAGATACAGGAAAAATTCTTGTCTGTATCTGATGAAAACTTTGTGGAACAATATTTAATGAGATACAAGGATTTTACAGGCGAACTTGAAACAGAAGCGTCAGATGTTTCTGACCAAATAGAAACGGATGCCGAGCGGTTGCAACAAGCTATAGAGCAAGATTTGGAAAAAGACGCTCAAAATGCGTTGGATTTTGCCAACAGTATTAAAAGTGGAGTAATGAGTACTTTAAAGAAATTTGGTCTGTAATGAAAAAGAAAAAGAATTTTTGTTTGCATGATGAAGTGTATTCACCAAGGGATATAATAACCGTCCTTAACATGGCGGTAGATGAAACGTGTTTGCGTGGTAACAACAAAAAACAAAAGTTCTTTGATATTCCTGTCAGTTTCGATATAGAAACAACTTCTTTCTACAAGAATGGTGATGAATATCTATCCTATAAGCAGTACATCAAATTAGGTGTAAAGTTGGAAAAGTGTTCGTGTATGTATGTTTGGCAATTTGGAATAAACGGCTATTGTATAGTCGGGCGTACTTGGGAAGAATTTACCGAAATGATGGAAACGATTTCCGAGTATTTGCAGCTATCAGAAAACAGGCGTTTGATTGTGTACGTTCATAACTTGGCGTATGAGTTCCAATTCATAAGACAACGTTTCACGTGGAACAAAGTCTTTTCAATAGACCTAAGAAAACCGATTTACGCCATCACAGAATCGGGTATCGAATTTCGTTGCAGCTATCTTTTGTCGGGCTATTCCCTGGCAAAGTTGGGCGGTCAACTTATGAAGTACAAATGCGAAAAGATGGTGGGCGACCTTGATTATTCCCTGTTACGTCACAGTAAGACACCGCTAACAGAAAAAGAAATGGGCTATTGCCTTAATGACGTTAAAGTGGTGATGTGCTACATACAGGAAATGATAGAACGTTATAAGGGAATCACACGTTTGCCGATTACCAAAACAGGCTTTGTAAGAAAGTATTGTCGCAAACATTGTCTGTATTGTGAAGACGAGTTCGGGAAGACCGTGCAAAATTGGTCTTACATAAACACGATTCACGACCTAAACATAAGCGGTGTTGACGAGTTCAACACGTTGCAGAGGGCTTTTAGTGGTGGCTTTACGCACGCAAATGCAAACCACACAGACGATGTTATGACGGACGTCAGCAGTTACGATTTTACAAGCAGTTATCCTTATGTGATGGTAGCAGAACAATTCCCTATGAGTTCGGGTGTACACGTACAAGTAAAAAGCAAAAAGCAGTTTGAATTTTTCCTGTCTGCTTACTGTTGTGTCTTCGATATAGAATTTACAAAGATAATGAGTTCACAGGTACAGGACACACCGCTGTCTGTTTCCAAGTGCTTCTACAAGGAAAACGTGGTGGAAAATAACGGTCGTGTCTTTTCGGCTGACAAGGTGTTGACTACCATCACGAATGTAGACTATAACGTGTTTAAAATGTTCTACACTTGGGAAGACGAAAAGGTGGTGGATATGTGGTGTTATAAAAAGGCGTATTTGCCCACAGAGTTTGTAAAGTCTATACTACACCTGTATGCCAACAAGACAACTTTAAAGGGTGTAAAAGGAAAAGAAGTTGAATATTTAAATTCCAAGGAAATGTTGAATAGTTGCTACGGTATGTGTGTGACTAACCCTTTACGTGATGAATTTACATATAACGGTGAATGGGACGTTTCTCACCTTACGACGGACAAGATAAATGAAACCTTGGTGAAGTACAACGACAGCCGCAACCGATTCCTGTTTTACCCTTGGGGCGTATTTGTAACGGCTTATGCAAGAAGAAATCTGTTTACAGGAATTTACGAATGTGGTAACGATTACATATATTCGGACACCGATTCAGTCAAATTGCAGAACGGTGAAGCACATGCACAGTACTTCAAGGAATATAACACGATGGTAGAATATAAGTTAAGACAGGCTGCAAAATATCATAAGATAGACTTTGAACTCTTTGAGCCAAAAACCATAAAGGGCGTTAACAAGTTGATGGGTGTTTGGGATTTTGAGGGTGTTTACAGTCGGTTCAAGACGCTTGGCGCAAAACGTTATATGGTTGAAGAAGAAGACGCTTTGACCGTTGGCGGTAAAAGTTACCCTGTATCTCTTACAGTAAGCGGTGTGAACAAGAAAAGTGCTATTCCGTGGTTACTTGAAACTTATGGACAGGACGGAATCTTTGAAGCATTCACCAACTATTTGGCGATACCGCCACAGGCTACAGGCAAGAATATCCACACCTATATTGACTATGAGCAACAGGGCGTGTTAACTGACTACACAGGCGAACAGGGCGAATTTCATGAACTTTCGGGCGTGCATCTTGAAGCAACAGGTTATTCACTTTCGTTGTCTGTTATGTATTTAAATTTTTTAATGGGTATCAAATTTAAAGATTAAAGATATGTTTGGAAAAAAAAGTAAAAAACCACATTATTACAGTTTGTCAGCTATTCTTGAAAAGAATGCTGACTACAACATCATTTTTGGTGAACGTTCCAACGGTAAGACTTATGCGTGTTTGGCGTATATGATTATCAATTACGTTGAAACAGGTGAACAAAGTGCATACGTCAGACGATGGCGTGAAGACTTGAGGGGAAAACGTGCCGAATCTCTGTTTGCGGGTCACGTTGCCAACGGATTTGTGGCACAGGTAACGAATGGTAAGTACAACGAAGTATTTTATTTATCGGGTAAATGGTTCTTGTCTTACTACGATAGCAACAAGGGAAAACGCTTCCCCGATGATAAGCCGTTTTGTTATGGCTTCTGTCTGTCAGAACAGGAACACGACAAGTCAACAAGTTACCCGATGATAACCACGGTCGTGTTTGATGAGTTCATAACAAGGCGTTATTATTTGCCCGATGAATTTATGTTATTTATGAACGTACTGAGTACAATTATCAGAAACCGTTCAAACGTCCGAGTATTCATGCTTGGTAACACGGTTAACAAGTTCTGTCCGTACTTTGGCGAAATGGGTCTGAATAACATACAGTCGATGCCACAGGGAAACATAGACCTGTATCGGTTCGGTGAAGATGGCGCAACGGTGGCGGTGGAATACTGCAACACCTTGGAAAAGGAAAAACCGTCTAACAAGTACTTCTGCTTTGGCAATGAGGCTTTGCAGATGATTACAGGAGGAAAATGGGAATTAGCAGTATATCCGCACCTTCCAAAGAAGTACAAGCCAAAGGACGTGCTTTTCACTTACTTCATAGAGTTTAACGGTACGGTGTTACAGGCAAATATCATACAGGTTGACGATGAGTGCTTCACCTACATTCACGCCAAAACGACACCTATCAAGGACCCCGACAACAGTCTGATTTATTCGCTTACGATGAACGGAAAACCGAACTACAAAAGAAAGCTGATAAGTACCGCAACGGAACTTGAAGCCAAGGTCGCAAGATTCTTTGCAACCGATAAGGTTTTCTATCAGAACAACGAAATCGGGGAAATTGTACGTAATTATATTATGACAAGCGCAAAAAATAATATTTTGAGTGTTAAATAATGTAAATCTTGCTTAGATACGAATTTTTATTCGTATCTTTGCAAAAGATTTAAAATGATAAGAAATTATTAGTATGGACGAAGTTATATCATTAATAAGCAACGTTGGTTTTCCGATTGCGGTGTGTGTCGCCCTGTTTTATTTTATGATGAAACAGGAAGACAAGCACAAAGACGAAACCGACAAGTTAAGTGCTACTGTTGAAGCAAACACGAAAGTTTTGACGGAACTTTGCACATTAATTAAAACTTTAGTAAAATGAAGAAATTAGATAATATCTATACGCACTATCAGGCACAGGTGAAGACCAAGGACGTATCTGTAACGTCTTTTATGGAACATACACTTGCCATTACTCAGTCAATGTTCAAGTACGATGGTCTTCCCGAAACGATTCCACAGGTTGAACTTGAACGCCTGCTACAGGAGAGTGGAAACTGTGCTATAGCAAAGGTAGGAAATGACATGTACGCACTTGGAGGTTCTACAGGTGGCGAACTTGATGCATACGGACGACCGCTTGACTACATTGTGGCAAATCCTTGGTTAAAGTTGAACAAGACATACAGAATCGGTTCTGATTGTGTCCTGATGAAGAATGACACCAACGGTAAAAGCCTGTTACCTGTAATCGGCAAATATGCGGTTCTTTACACAGACGGTCTTATTTCGTTGAACACAGCTTCAATTCTGACCCGAATCACTATGCTTATAAGTGCTTCTGATGATAAGACCAAACAGAGTGCTGACGAGTTCTTGAAAAAGATTCTGAATGGAGATTTTTCAGTAATCGGTGAAAACAGTTTCTTCAAGGGCGTATCAATGCAGACCGCCAACGTTTCAAACAGTCAATATATTACACAGCTTGTGGAGTTGGTACAGTATTACAGGGCTTCAATGCTGAATGAACTTGGCTTGAACGCCAACTACAATATGAAACGTGAGCGTTTGAATCTTGGTGAAGTTTCAATGAACGTGGATGTTCTTCTTCCTTATGTGGAAAATATGCTGACAAGCAGACGTGATGCTCTCGCACAGGTAAATGAAATGTTCGGAACTGAAATCACCGTGGATTTAAATTCTTCATGGAAATTGGAACATGAAAACTTCTTGGCGTTGTCAAGGGACATCGAAAATGTTGAAACTTCTGAAACAGAAGAAACAGAAGAAACTTCTGAAACAGAAGAAACTTCTGAAACAGAAGAAACTTCTGAAACAGAAGAAACAGAAGAAACTTCTGAAACAGAAGAAACAGAAGAAACAAAAGAAACTTAATTCATTATAGCGTATGTTATTTAAAGAATTATTCATAGGTGAAAACCAACTTTTTGGGGTAATCTTCAAACAGAGATACCCCGAAATTTACGCTGAGATATTTGGTGAAACTAAGCCTGATGCCTTTGCTTTGGTTAAGTTCGGAAACAGAACGGTTCTTGATTCATTCACAGAAACCAACTGCAAAGACTTCACAGGTGCGGTTCTTGATATGTGCGTAGATACGTTCAAAAGTCAGTTCGAAGTCTTCACTAAGAAGTACGATTTTCTAAAACCTGTGCTTCAAAGTACTTCTTCCGACAAGACCGTGACAGTATCGGAATCCAACACGGACGGAATCACAAAGAGTGATAAAGCATTCAATGATGATGTTTTCAAGGACGATTCCAAAGAAGACAAGACAGAAGCCAAAAATCGGAATGAAACGGAAACAAATATAGTTGAACGTACGGGATTTAACGGTAATGTAACACAAGCTATGCTTGACGAATACCGTGCCCGATTGATGAACGTACGTGAAGACATCATAAACGCTTTAGTAAATTATTTAACATTAAGTATTTATAATAATTAATTATTTTAAATTTTATGGAAGTAAAACAGATTTTTAAACTGATTAATTCAGTAAGTGATGAGGTTCTCGGTAAGACCGACATCGTAAAAGAAGACCTTACAGGAGTTGTGGACCTTGGCACAGAAGTATTCAATCAAGGTGCTGTAGATAACTACGTGAAGTCACTTGTAAACCACATAGGTAAGGTGATTTTCGTTAACCGCCCTTATGCCGGAAAGATTCCGTCTGTGCTGATGGACGCTTGGGAATTTGGTTCTGTATTGGAAAAGATTTCAGCAGACGTTCCACAGGCTACAGAGAACGACACTTGGAATCTTACAGACGGTCAAGAGTACAACCAGGACATTTTCCACAAGCCTGTTGTGTCTGCTAAGTTCTTCAACTCTAAGGTAACTTTTGAAGTTCCTGTTTCTATCACAGAACGACAGGTAAAGGAATCTTTCAGCAGCGCAGAACAGTTGAACGGCTTCTTGTCTATGATTTACTCAGCAGTTGAGAAATCAATGACTATCAAGACAGACGCGCTTATTATGCGCACTATCAATAACATGATTGGTGAAACTTTGTTTGCAGACGCTGCAGCATTTACACAGTCGGCAAAAGCCGTGAACTATGGTTCAGCTTCTACAGTACGTTGCGTGAATCTGCTGTATCTCTACAACCAAGCAAAGGGCGCAACTTTGACAGCTGACAAGTGTCTGACAGATGGCGATTTCATTCGCTTTGCATCTTATCAAATGGGCTTGTACGCAGACCGCTTGCAGTCTATCTCTAAACTCTTTAACGTTGGTGGTAAGGAACGTTTCACTCCGAAGGATTCGCTTCACACCGTCCTGTTGTCTGACTTTGCAAAGGGTGCACAGGCGTACTTGTATGCCGACACCTACAACAAGGAACAAGTTCTTTTGCCAAACGCTGAAACAGTCGCTTCTTGGCAAGGTACGGGACAGGATTACGGATTTGCCCATACTTCGGCTATCAACATAACGACAAGCGGAGGTCACGACATCAAAATAGGTGGTGTGCTTGGTGTGATGTTTGACCGTGACGCACTCGGTGTTTGCAATCTTGATAAGCGTGTAACTACCAACTACAATGCGAAGGCTGAGTTCTTCAACAATTATTATAAGTTTGATGCCGGTTATTTTAACGACACCAACGAAAACTTTGTCGTGTTCTTTGTTGCCTGATTTTGGACGGTGGCGCATTATTGCGGTGTGCCACCGTTTTTTACTTTAAAATCAATAAGCTATGTTAGTATTAAAAAGAATATTTCAAAATGACAAGTACACTATTGGTAAATTATATGATGGTGATACTTACCTGTGTGATACTCTTGAGCCACCCAAGAATATAAATCATCCTTGCATTGATGTTGGAACGTACAGAATAGGGTATCAATATTCAAACAAGTTCGGAAGAAATATGCCGTTCCTGTTGCAAGTAAACGGACGTGTTGGTATTATGATTCATTCGGGTAATTACCCAAAGGACACACAGGGATGTATCTTGGTGGGACGTAACCTTGCAAAGGGTTCTGTTTCAAATTCAAAGCAGACGTTTCAGAACGTGAATGCAATCATTCAAGGAATCGTGAATTTGCACGGTTCTATAACTATAACGGTACAATAGTATGAATATTCTGTTTTATAAATACAAGGGCGAACGCAACAAGATAAACAAGGTTCTTGGCGACCCTGTTACTATCACAGGAAAGATTTCACAGATGGACCTCTTTACGCCTGAGATTTGTGTGCGTGGTGAAGTCAAAGGCTTCACGATGTGTTACGTGGAATCAATAGGCAGATATTACTTTATTGATTCAGTAAGTTATGACGGTGACAAGGCGATTCTGTCTTTATCCTGTGATTCCCTTATGACATTCAAGGAACAGATTCTTGAAGCTACAGGCGAGATTTACGCCACAGACACACCTAACAAGTATGATGGCGATTACAAGCCTGTCTGTGATGTAAGGACGCAGAAACAGAAGATTCCGTTCCCACAGAATGAACTGAGTGAAGACGGTTCAATAGTTATGATAACAATTAAAGGCAATAGATAATGGCTTCTACATACAATTTAACTTACACTTTTACACGTTGTACGAATAACGGTTCAAGTGATACATATACAAACGACTTTGTTACCTATTCGGTGTTAAAAGCCAAAGCAGTTGACGGTTGTTATTTTGTAGAAAATGACGGTTCAAATAACTTCTTTATCTACAACGGAAATCAAACTTTTGCACTTGATTTCACAAAGGTTTCCCCGTCTGATGACCAAAAAGTTATTGATGGCGAATTAACAGGTATCACAAGCGATGGTAAGTATTGTTGCAGACGACTTCGTTTAGCCGAAAATATTACAGGCGATATTCAAGTAACACTCAACGCCACAGGTGGCTCGCCTGTTGAAAATGTTGCAGTTACAAACAATGTTGCGCACACGACCTACAAAGCAGAAGTACAGGGAAACAACACCGTTATAACGTTAACCTGTGATAGTGGTTTTACCTTTGACGGTGTGCCGACTGTAACTTATGGTGAAGACCCCGAAGACCCATTTTCAGAATCAACCACGGAAAATATGACAGTTTCGGGTAACGTTGCAACATTCACCCTTGCTACCGCTTCTTATGGTGGCTTTGCTACCTTGGACGGTAACACCAAAGCGAGTGAACCGCCAACACCGCCAACACCTACAGACCCAACGGTGACGAACAACATCACAGACGCTACAGAATCACACACCGTGAGCGCTTCTTCTGTGACTGTGAACTTACATTCTAAAAAGGTTATGTTGAACGTGTCCTGTGCCTACGTTGCCAAAGATGGAAGCAACAAGAATGTACCTGTAACTGTTAAAGTTGTAATCAATGACGTTGCAGACACGGACACGGCTACGTCAAACGCTTCTGTTACTTTGACAGATGCCGACTTCACCCACCCGATAGTTATAACCGGAGAAACAAAACAGGCTATGCGAATAGACTACAATTTATCGGGGTGTACGCCTGTAACAAAGCCTACATACTGTTTCGTGGGCGAAGCGCTTACCATCACGTTAAATGCTGATAGTGGAAACATCTTTGATGATGCTCCAAAGTGCACCATAACAGGATATAACCCTTTAACAGGTGGGCGTGTAGTGCAGATGACTATAAGTGGAGACAAGTTAACTGCAACGGGTACAATAACACCAACTGTCGGGTCTATGGACGCTGACGATTGGTATATCATTGTTGCCGCTGTGGCTAACTCTCGGTCAACACCGACAAAGAAGTATGGTTTTATAAATGCTTATGTATTGAATGAGCAGAATCTTGAAGACTTTGCAACAGCCCGATTTGTACCATACACAGGCGAATCGGGAAGTACGAAAGATGACCCGATTTCATATGACCTTGGAGACTATGTTAACAGGGTAAAAAGATTTTTCTTTCCTGTTGAAAAAGGTTCTACGTCAAAACTGATGTGCGGTAATTTCCAAGTAAATACAAACGTCTTCAACTTGGCTTCTGATACAAAGGTGATTTCATTCGGTTCTGTTAACATTCCAAATGTTACAAAAAGTACGGCTGACTATGACACAGAATTGAATATGTTTGTGCCATTCTTGGGTCTTGTTTCGTTGCCTGTTGACCTTATAGGGCAAACAGTTGCACTTGAAATGAGGGTTAACTTACTTGGTGGAAGTGGTGTTTATGTATTGACATGTGAAGATAGAATCGTGTGGAATGATGAAGTGAAACCGTGTACGGATGTTCTTTTCAGAACTCAGAAACAAGAAGTGAAAGTGCTTGGCGGTTCTAACTTCGATTCAACATATCTTATGGGCTTCACGCCTTATATCATTCTGCAAAAGAAGACTATCACAAACATAGGTGTTGAAACCGCTTCTTCACGTCTGACTAAGGTTAAAGATGTTGTAGGTTTTACAAAGTTGGTGAACGTCAAATTTGAAGACACATCAAATATGCTGATGGACGATGTTAACAATATTATAAACATTTTGCGCAACGGCTTCACCTTATAGAATAAGCCCTGTGCCCTTATAAGACCCTGTGCGGTATTGTTGCCCACAGGGTCTTTTTTAACGCCCTGTAGGCGCTTCTGTGGCTTCTGTGGCGATGATATAG